ACCTGTAGCACCTGTTGATCCTAACGGACCAGTAGCACCTGTTGTGCCTAAGTCACCAGTTGGTCCTTGAATACCTGTAGCACCAGTAGCACCAAAATTTCCAGTTGCACCAGTACCACCGACTGATCCAGTTGCACCCGGACTGCCGATACCAGTTGAACCAGTTGATCCTTGTCCTGTAGCACCTGTGGCCCCAGCACCGCCAAATGGTGCACCTGCACTCCAGTTACCATCTCCGTTTTGTTTGATATATAACGTGCCAGTACCTAGTTCTAAGAATGCAAAACCGAACGGCCTATCATCATACTGACTTCTTTCATCATACGGAGTTGGCCAATATCCTACAGCATCAATAACAAACGGTTGTCCAATCTCACCAGTAGCACCTGTAGATCCTTCACCAGTAGCACCTGTAGCACCAATAGGACCAGTTGAACCAGTGCCACCTTGTCCTGCAAATGTTCCAGCAATACCAGTTGCACCTTGTAGGCCAGTAGCACCGGTTGATCCTTGAGCACCAGTTGCACCAGTACCGCCTTGTCCGGGAATACCTTGCGGCCCAGTTGAACCAGTGCCACCTTGGAATGCTGCTACTCCGGGAATTCCTTGGAGTCCTGTTGCACCTTGCTCGCCAGTTGCACCTTGGGCACCTGTAGAACCAGTAGCACCGCTGCCTGTAGCACCTTGACTACCTGTAGCACCTGCACTGCCAGCAGGACCTTGAGATCCAGTAGCACCAGTAGCACCCATAAACGCAGCAGTGCCCGGAATACCTTGCGGCCCGGTTGCACCAGTTCCTCCTGGATATCCTATATCACCTTTTGGACCTGTAGACCCAGTTGAACCGTCTTGACCTGTTGCACCAGTTGATCCGCTGCCCGTAGCACCTCGTAATCCAATTGGTCCAGTAGCACCGCTTGCACCTACCGCGGTCTCTCTACTAAAAAATGTTCCTAATGTTTCTACAGTTGTATAGTATGTTTGTCTGGTAGAAGTATCTGCTACTGGTATCAGAACAGCATTGGTTAGTGTGTTTAACGGTGGTAAATTACTTATTGTGCTCATCTTTTATTCAACTAGTAGTGCGTTTCCGTCAGAGTCAGTAATAATGATACCGTCTGGACCAGCCAGCACATTTAATGGTTGTACATCATCAACATTCTTAATTGGGAACTTGAGATATTTATCGCCACTGTAATCTAGTGTTTGATCAATAATTAATCTGTCAACTTCGAAATCAATTAATTTAAAGTCAAATCCATTGAGCTCAATCTTTCTTTTAATTTTATAACCTTCACCAGGCAACGCATAACAAATTGGCATTGCTTTAATAAAGCCTAACGGTGCTCCAGTTGCCTGTTGAATAGTTCTCATAAATCTAGGACGTAAATATTCGTCTACTTTAATAGTTTTGCCGTATATTTGAACGCTTTCGAGACTATTTTGCCAGTTTTCGATGCTATTACTGTATAAATTGACCAGCCCCTGATTAATTAAGAAACTGATATTATCGGGACTTTTTCCTAACATATTGCTTTGACTGTCAATAATATCAACATATACTAGATCGTAAACATAATTTCCCTGCTCATCTTCTGCAGGAATTGTTTTTACATCTCCAAAGTAAAATCTTTTGTTGTAAAAATAATTCTGTAGCCCTACTACATACTCAGCTAAGTTTAATCTTTCAATTCCGTATTCTAAAGTCATTCGAATATCTTTTTGTAAACCAAATGCAGGGTCTGCTGGGCGATATAATACTTTAGGATCAAATACATCTCTGTTATTAATAAAATCTCTGTAGACTTTTCGGCGTTGGCGTGCCATAAATGGACGCATATACACACTGCTAAACGGAGTAGGATCATTATCACCGATAAGAATTGTAAACTCTTGATCAATTGTTGCTAGTCGATAAGCATTAGTAGCTTCTACGGTGAACGTATATGCACGATCAAAGGTAGTTCCGCCACCGTCAATGGTAAATTCTGTAGGTTGATAGTAATCAACTTCAGTAGTTCCACCATAAGGAATTTTTCCTACAATACTTCCGTCATTCTTAAATTCTAAACCTGCAGGCAATTCACCTTCTACAAACCTATATTGAATTCCTAAGTCAGGTAAATTCTCATGTTGTGCTACTACTGATAGCTCGCTTTGATATCCTGCTGCAATTGTACCTACGGTGGATGTAGTAATCCATTGTAAATCGGTGTTTACACTGCCTTGTAGTCTTAATTGAAATACTCTATCGCTTTTACTTTGATCTCCAGTTTTGGGATCAGTTTTAATCATCCTAATAGTAAATTTGTAATCTTCACTATATGCAGGTATGTATGGAATTTGTCCGTATAAGTCTCCGGACGTTTCATTTAAATTAAATCCAGGCGGCTTTTGACTCTCACTTCCAATGAATAGAATAGTGTTGTCTGGAATGTCGTCTCTTAATGTAGTGTCGTATACTACAGTATCGCCTACAAGTACAGGACTGTGTTTAATACCAATCACACACGTTGAAGTAGTTCCTGTTACTGAACTAATTGTATAAGTGGTATCGTATATTGCATCAGGTACATATGTGTCTAATCTAAGTAATTGTCCAACTTGAGGTAAGCTAGACACACTCTTTAAATGTACTTCACTCATACCGGCACGATTATACTTAGGCAAAAAGTCTGCACTTTCCCAAGTTGTCCCGTTCCAGACATAGCTGACAGTTTCATCTAATACATTGTACAAATCACCGATAGTATTAACTAATGGCAATTCGGCAAATGTATCAACTACACCTCTTACAGTTACAGGAAGACCACTAGGTCCGGTATTATACTGAGTATCAGCAATTGCTCGAACTTCTGGATTTACACTGATATTATCCCAAATCCAATTAACTGCACCTAGTTCGGGGTGCGGATCGTATGTTTGTATCCTAACAATTTGATAGTTAGCAGCACGACGAATACCTAAGTTTGCTGGACTTAACCAAGCTGGTGCATACAAGTAACTGTCTCCTGCTTGGAAACATCTTGCATCTGCTGAAATATACCCTGTGTCTGCACGTAAACTGTTTACGTCAACTACTTGCAATTTAAATAATTTACGACTACTATTGAAACCGTCAGTTGCAGTTACATAGAATTGATAAATTTTCTTAATGTACTTTGGACGATTAGTTTTATTTTCAATAATGAAAGCACTATCATACGGATAACGATCATATTTTTCAGTATCATATCCGTTACCTGAAACGCCGACTGGCTCTTCTTGCACAGTTATCTCGTCAATGATACCAGTTAGTCTACCGTCTTCGTTCAGTTTTATTCCTTTAGGTAGTTGTCCGTCACCGTCTGCAATATAATACCTTAGTTTCATATTTTCAAACAAGACATTGGCTACTGCGGACAATTGATAATCTACAATATGTTCGTTGACTGCAAAGCACTCACCGCTAGTTCCTACTGCTAAAAATCCACTAGGAGTTACCCAGACTGGATCTTGATTACTAGTTACATCTACTGAAAAAGTACGGTCAGCTACACCCTGTGCATTTTTTGCACGAACTACAAATTGACTTCTAATTGTAGAAGGTACACTCATAGGGTTTCCAATAATAAACCCAGTTGTAGTAGTTGATGTAGCGGTAGTTACTAATTGTAAAACCATTCCGTCTGGAAGCTTCCCGCTGATAACACTAAATGTAGATCCGGTGCCTTCGACTGAAAATGGTATATTAACAGCAGTTCGTTCTGTTAACGTACCCAGGAACCCCGCATTGGTAATCCATACTGGTGCTGTCATATTATAACCTAAACAAACTTACTTGAGCACGCCACGAAATTACATTAGTAGCAGTCAGTCCAGAAACATTATAGGCCTGGACTCTAACTCGATTGTCATAAATTGATGTATCTACAATATCCCAGTTTGCATTGCTAGTACTACCATTTTCGAACAAGCTCACAATTCCTGTGCCCAACACATGACTTGTAGTACTGTTCCACGTTACCATATAGCTGCTTCCAGAATCTTGTGTATCAGTAGTCTGATTCTCGGCTAGGATATCTATGCTGGCACCCCTGTATATTCTTTTATCAAATTCAAAAAGTTGTACAGCCGTAGAGTTGTCTCCTGGTAAGGTAAATGTTCCTCCGAATGATTGTAATTCAATGGCAGGAACTTCACCGCTGTCACTAATAACAACAGATGATGTACTGGAACTTTGAACTTGTGCAAAGTTTTGATTAATTTTGTGGAATGCTACTCGGAGACTGTCACCGTCTCCTTTGTTTGCACTTGTTCCAGTGTTGATGTATTGTAATGCCATTAAATTCTCCCTACTACAACTTCAATGACGCCAATTGTTTGACCATCATAATCTTCTAATGCTTTGCCAATTACTGAACCCATTGCAGGATTCTTTTCAGCAGTTGCAACACCCGGAGCACCACTAGAAATTAACATATCGCCTTTGCGTACTTTGCCTACAACTTTACATGGTACACGACCAGTTAGTGCAATAAAAATTCCGCCTTCTAATTCGGCATTCATTTTAAACGCCGGATTGGTTGCAACTACTCCAGCAATCCTGCGGTCCATAAATTCTACCGCAGCAGTAACTTCTTTTGCACCTCCAAACACCATAACAGTGCCCGGCTCATAGTGTGCATCTGGCAAATATTTTTCAGCCAAGTCACCGTATTTTGCATAGTAAGCAGTACCGTATACTGTTCCAAACAAGTTGTCGCTTTGACCAATGTCTCCAACTCCGTTAGTACCGCTCTTTGTGATACTAGGAACAGTTGGAGTACCGGTTATGTTACCGCTAAATGTTGCAGTAACAGTACCTGCATTAAAGTTACCACTGCCGTCTCTAAACACTAATGTACTTGCACTATTAGAGCTTGTACCGTTAGAAGTAACAGTGAATGTTTGAGTCTCACCAGTTGTACTACCGCTTAGACCATAGCCGCTAGTTGCACCAGTAGCAACATAATCACCAGCAGTATCTGTTCCAAGTGCCACACTATTTGCTGAGATAGTTGTTGCAATATTAATGCCAGCTGATCCGCTAAAACTTGCAGTACCAGTTACATCGCCGCTCAGTTGAATAGTAACAGCAGCATCTAAACTTTGTGCAGTAGTTGCAGTTCCTTGGAATCGGTTTGCATATACATTAACATAACGCTTGCCGTTCTCACCAATGTCGTATGTTAAGTTTGCACTTGGTTCTAATTTCTGTGTAACTAGAGTACCAACCATAGTGTCGCCACTGGTGTTTACATAATTAAGTTCAGTCCAACGTTTGTTTGTTGCGTCTTTATCAGCAACAGGATCAGCCATGTTAACAATACGGTTGTCTCCCATCTTGATAGTGTCGAGCATTTCTAAAACGCCTCCACGATCTAAGAATCCATTACCGATTGGACTGACACCTGCCGTTGTATTGTTTCGGTTTAGGCCTAAACGGCTATTAACATAAGTTTGAATAGCACGTTCAGTTGGAACACTGTTATTGCTGTTGCCGCCCATTGTGCCGTCAACGCTAAACACCTGTACTAATGTTTGACCACGTTTAAAGCTAATGCCGTCTACATTGGTCAAACTAATCGGAGCACTGATACTAACAGTACCGCGACCTTGGTCAACACTAAAGAACTTACCAACTTTGAAGTTACCGTCTTGGTCAGTAGTAGCATAGTATACACGACCTTTTCCTACTTCTTGAGTTTCTAATGCCGCATCTGGCGGATTGTTTGGAGGTCCGTATAGATCGTTTGGATACTTACTGTCAGCATAGCCGCCTGTACCAACGTTCAACATGTCGTGTCCAGTAACACGCATAGTAGAAATACGTACAGTGATATCACCTGCCTGGTTAGCTGTAATACCTGCTTTCAATGCTGTAGATAAAACTTGATGTTGTAGGGCGGAACCATCACTGACTCTCTCAACAACAATTTCACCCCATTCGTTATAAGTCTCGTCGCTGTTAATATAGTCTGTAATTTTATACAAATTACCTGCATGACCAAACACAAAATAGTAAGGAGTACTTGCAGTTAGACCAGCACCAATCCTTGCTTGATCTTCAGCGTCAATGTCAACAACTTTAATTCTGTTATTACCAGTTTCACCATCTGGGTAGGCTGTTACAGTGGCTGTAGCAGAACCTCCGGTGATTGTGATATTTCTAACACTGGTTCCGGCGTAGCCTGCACCTTGATTAGTTAAAATAACTTTAAAAATTTGACCACTGCTGTTAGCTTTTCCGTAACCAACTGCTTGTGTTCCGGAGAATGTTAATCCAGTGCCGTTCGTCCATGTCCATGTTCGGTCAACTCTAACCTGTGTAGAACTAGAATTAACCCAAGTTACATAAGTTGCAGCACCGTTAGGATCAGTTCCGCCGGATGTTAAAGTTACACGGCTACCTATCATTATAGTTCCGCTTGCACCACTGATAGTAATTAAATCAGTGTCTGTTGCGGTACCATTAACTGATGCTGTTCCTGCTGTACTTGGTGCAGGTATTGTTGCAGTATAATTTGTAGTAGTCGAACCAAATCCAGCACCACCGCTGGTAATTGTCAGTGTACCTAAGCCTTGTCTATATAAACCGTTGCTCTCAGTCCATGGAGTTAAGTTGATATAATTGTAAGGAGTATCACTTTCTGCAAGTGCAGTATCTCCACCTAAGTCTGTATATTTTAATATACGATAAACATATGTCGGGTCTTCGTCTAATGTCAATACAGTACTAGGTCGGCTTAATGTTGCTGCATTTACATCTAATAATTCTTGATTGTAATATACACGTAGAGTAGCTTTCTCACCGTTAGCAATTGCCGCTCTTAGTCCTTGTCCTTGTCCGTCATCTAATGATAGAGAATACACAGTACTGTCAAATGTGTCTTGTACCGCACTCTTAACATTATAAAGAACAACAGTTCCGCTATGGTTAACTTCAAGTTGACTCTGTGCAATAGGTGCGTAAGACAAACCAGTTACATACAAGGTTGCATCTTCGGCTTTGTTTGTGTATGTGCCTGCTGCGGTGATTGTAGCAATCTGGCTAGTAGCACGTTTGTTTCTTACTGCAATTGGCACTTCAGTTGGATCGCTGCCTTCTGACTTAAGACCGTTTAGACCGTAGGAAGTAGAACCAGCAATACTACGACATTGAGCACCATTTAAAGAATAGTACGCACTATAGCAGTAGTAAGTAAACATGGAAACGTTTTCTACTAAACCACCGTTAGTTGCAAAAATACCGTAGCCTAAGTCATTCATCTGTGTGAAGTCGTTAGCCAACATACTTCTATTACCAGCAGTGATTAAAGTAATCTCGCTTGGTAAAGGATGTGCCGGTGTTACAATAAACCCAGATTTAATTGTGGCCACATACGCTAGTCCAGTACCAAATGTTACATATGGATCTGAATTATACCCGCTACCTTCTGTGCTAATAGTAATACCAGTAATTGCACCATTACCGTCTACACTAGCCACTGTTGCGGCAGCATTTGTGCCACCGGAACTTGGGAAGTTGATAACTGTTCCGATTGCGTATCCGACGCCGCCGTCAATAATTTCGTAACCAGTAATTGCACCTGAACTATTTCTAGTCCAGCTGATTCGAGCACCACCGATAACAATATTTGGGCAACCTTCAGTTGTTCCAAAGGTGAACGAACCGTTTGCATATCCTGATCCCGGGAATGATATAGAAACACTGGCAACATTACCAGTCACTCCGATCACCGCAGTACCAGTTGCATTTAAGCCACCAGCTTGTGTTGGAGCACTGAATCTTACCGGAACAGTTCCTGCATTGGCTTTAAATCCTGTAGCAATATTTCCTGCATTAGTAATAGAAGCAATACCGCCTGGACGTAACGGATTTAGGTTTAAACTACCAGTACCATTTGTTGGATTAAAGTTACTGACAAAGCTGACTTCGTATGTAACACCGCTGTGAACAAAGAAGCAAGGAACTTGCGGACGTATAAATCCTTCACCGGGCACAACACTTGGACGACCAATGCTGCCAGTAGTTAATGCTGAATTAATTTTTACTGGGTAGCCTGTACCTGTTGCAGTCGTAATGCTAGCAGGAGTCATTTTAGTATTGCCGGAGAATCCGTCAATAAACATACCGCCTGCAAATACGTGTCTGTTTTTGCTCTTAGAGAAACTAGAAGCAGTTTGGGTATATGGAGACTTAGCAAGAATTTGACCGTCTGGGTCAAGTACCTTCATGAAGCCGCCATGTCCTTGACAACTAATATATCGATTAATGGTTGCATCGTTCATTAAGAACACATCCATCTGGTCGTTATACTTAGGAGGGTTAAATGCCGGATCGTTGTTAACGATGCGTGAGCAGGCCTGCACTAAGTCTGCTAAGATAGCATCGGACCCACTACTGACTAATGTTCCGCCAACTGGATCAGTAAACACTTGGTCTTCAACTGTTTGATAAGAAGTAACAGGTTGTTGATTCTTAATAATACGTTGACCAATTGTGTTAATATGATTAATAACTGCAACAGTTGCTGTAATTGCAGTAGTTACATAACTGTCACCAGCATTGATGGTGCGATTATCACCACCGTTAATTAAGTCATAGGCAATTGAATCGATAACAAATCCTATGTCTTTATTGAACTTAGTTTCGTCAAATACATAGCTAGGATATATTGTATCTAAGAACCCAACACATTCTGCTTTAATAAATTCTTTGTTGAGTAATAAAATATCACCAGCATTGTTATAACCACCACTGTTAGTTTGTGTAGTTAATGTATTAACTGGACGGCTAGCATCTCTTAGATAATGATATCCGTATTTGTACGGCTCGTATATATGCCAATCACCGTAAGCAATGGTGTTACCTACTGTATAATTGTACGCACTCTTTTCAAAATTAACTTCGTTCTGTGCTAGAGAAACTGCAAAAGTATTGCTGCTTACTGCTCGAACTTCACCTTGTGCAGAAACAGTACCACTGGTTTTGAAAATCTTTCCTATCCAATTAGTACTAACAACTCCTGCATCTACAGTAACAGTGACAGTTTTTGTAACTGGGTCATTATCAGTTGAGCTAATAGTAACGCCTGCTGCACCTGCATAATCAGTCGCAGTGTTTAATTGTGTTACAATAATTCCGTCAATCTGTGCATCTCTAAAGAAATATGTGTTAGCCCACTTAGAACTACTGATACCAGGAAGTCTTGTTCCAACTAATGGTGCTGGCTTGATAACACTTCGGCGGAATTCATCACCACGGATAGAACAGTTTTCTGGAACCTTAATCGGGTATTGATCGTTGTGCTCACCTGACTCTACCATAATGGTAGATTGATTTTTGTTCTGTTTTTGACCCCACTGTAACTCTTCATTTAATTCAAAGTCGGCAGCATAAACATGCCACTTATCATAGTCAACAACATCTCCGTCTTGAAGCCCTAAACCATCTTTAAACTCGACTACAATAGTATCTCTTACGTTTTGATCATCATCTAGTTCTTGGATGATTCTACTGATATATCCGTAGCTTTTAACTCCGTAGCTAGCGTCAGTAATAACAAATTTATAACCAATCCAGAAATCTGGAATATCAATGCTATCTGCAACGTCTAATAAGAACGCACATTCTGTAATAGCACCACCAGATGTTACATATGCATTGTAGCTAAACGGTTCTGGCTCAACAGCCATACGATACGGTTTAGCGTAATCAACTGGGGTAATGTCATAATATTCGTAACCGTTTACATCGTCAAGAGTAATAGCTTCAACTAGACCAATTGCTTCGCTACTTGCACCAATGATGTAGTTTCCTGGGAAAATGCTTTTATTGATAAATGGGTCTGATCCAATATTAAAACTAGCCGGATCTAATGTTAATCTTAAACGGATTCCAAAAGAGCTAGTGTCTAACAGTGTACTAGGTGCAATAGAAGTAACAACAGGATTTGCTACGCCGTTACTCATTGAAATAGTTTTTTGGTAAGGTCCTAGTACAATTTGGCTCGCTGCAATAAACTGTTCTGCTGCTGCTGCGGCACGATTAACTGTTTTAAATGCATATGCAAATGCACGACCTCTCTTATAGCTAGGTAAAGAATATTGATGGTCGTCTCCACTTAAACTTACAAAGAAGTTCTGTCGACTTGCAAAACCACTGTTATCAACTAGTTCGTCGACATATGCTTTGTTAACAATGTGTGTAGAACTTGTAGGGCTTGCTAACAATGCTACATTGTCTCGAATGGTGCTTAACCCGTTATAAATGCTTTCACTAACACTGGTATTATCGTATCTAGTAATACCGTCGCGATTAACAAAGTTCTCAAACACCCATTTACGACTAACTGCATCCCAGTCTGCATGTGGGCCTGTGTTGTCCATGTTAATAATACTGAAGGCATTTTCACCGCTGATATCTGCTGCCAGTGTCGGATTCTTATCACTTGATAAGCTAGATGCGGTATTAATGATTCTAATTTCAGTTGAGCTTGTAACAAAATCAATGTTGATACCTGTGCCAGCTACTAAAATTTTATTAAGGAATTTATTACCTTCTGCGTTAACTTGTAAAATAGCATTGGGTCTTAATGTGCTAGGAGCTTCCTTGAGTCTTAAAAAGCTGAATCCGGCACCAAAACCCAACAATGTATAGATGTCTGTGAAGTTAGAGTTAACTTTCTGAAAAGCTGCATAGACGCTGTCGCCTGTTCCATCGTTTGGCTCGCTACCGATATTGATGATCTGTTGATTTAGTGGCATAATTTCCTCTGTACTACACCATATTTATTCTGGTAAAATTCTGTCAAAATAACAGCAGGTAGTATTCTACAAGTATTTATTTTAAGTTACTCAAAGGGTGTTAAATGAAATTCCTGTAATAGTAAATAAAGTATCGAGTTAATACTTTTAAGGAGATATCGATGTTTAAAGCAATTAAAGAATTCTTCCTAGGCAAGCCAGTTGAAACACCGGCAGCACCCAAGGTTGAAGAAACAAAGCCTGTACAGGCAAATGATGTGCCACTGCAACCAGTTGTTGAAGAAGTTCAACCGGTAGTAGAGGCAAAGGTTGATCCGGTATCAGTCGCATTGGATTTAGAACCAATGGATTTTGCAACCGCTACTACTCCGGTAACTGCTAAGAAGCCACGTAAACCACGTGCTCCTAAAGCTGTGGTTGCAACTCCGGCAAAAGCAACAAAACCTAAAGCAGAAAAAGCTGCACCAAAAAAGGTAGCAGCAATTAAAGTAAAGAAGGTAAAATAAAAAAGGGCTCTAAGAGCCCTTTTTATTTGGTTAAACTATATTCGTATAGTGCCTTAGAGGCTAAGTTTTTAGCTTTAGACTCACACATAATATCAAAGTCTTTCCTGAAAGTTAAGGCCCAATCATTAACTGACTTGTTCCAATAGAAGTTACTGTGTGCTCTCATTTTCTGTTTTTTGTAACCGTTTTCTAGCAACAATGCATGATCAGGTAACGTAATTGGACAATGACCTACTAGCACATCTTCCCTGCTAACACTATAATGAATAACAGGGCGAACACCACGCCATGATTCGATTACACGCTTACATCTATCGTCGGTGGCTTGAATGTACTCTCCTGTACGGATCCAGTGATGGTGTATATCAAGTACGAGGGCACAATGTTTTGCGAGTTCGATGCTCGAGTCGATGCCCCAGCAGTTTTCGTCGTTTTCGATTGTGATGCAGTTTCTTGCTTCTGGGGATAACTTTCCCAATGCGTCAATGATGCCTTCGGGACCGCGTTTACCCGAGATGTGAACATTGATTTTAAGATCTTGGAAGGTCTTACCGAAACCCATCCAGCGGGCCATATCCACATGATATTCAAACTCCTCAATTGAACGTTCTACAATGCCGGGATTTTCACTAGCCAGCACAGTGAACTGACCAGGATGAAATGACAAGCGAACGTTATTAGTGCGAGCCAAAGCACCCACTTGGGCGAAGTGCTTTTCCGCATAAGCACGAACGTCTGGTAGACGCCAAAAGTAGCTATAATCAGGCTGGGTATAGACAGGAAGTATATCACTGCTAATACGAACCATTCGTAGAGATTCATCTAATGTACCTACTTTTTCTACCAGCTTACGGACAGCTTCAATATTACCTTTCATCAGGTCCCACAGCTTTTCCTCTGCAACTAATTGGCTTTGACGTTTAAGCCAAGCCACAGTAGTAGATCCTGTGTTATATTGTTTAGCATCATCAGTAGATTTAATACCGTCAACTTGACCAGCATGATCAATCCACTTGCAGGCAAAGCCTATTTTACCCATTATCTTCTTTCTTAGTAAGAGTCCAAGATCCGTCATTGTTATCGTGCCAATTTAGCACATCTCCAAAATCCCAACCTACTTGTGCTAGCATGTCGGGAGTAAAGGGCAAAATTAGATCTCCTGTTTTAGGATCTTCTTCAAGTGTCACTGTCCAGCGTTTTTGTTCCATGATCTATAATTTTAACGGTTATTACACGCATAGTCTTGAAACTACGCCATTCTTGTTTGTCTGTATCAAAAACCGGAATGGTTTCTAAATCTAGCAGACGGGTTTGATGATGTTCGCGAATTGCTTCACTAGGCATCCAATCTTTATGAAGAGTACACTTCATAACTCGATGTTCCCCACTTACTTTAGTAAACTCAACTTCGCAGACGCCTTGGTAGAGGATGTCTTTGATAACTTGATACTGTGTTTCTACAGGGTTAGATGTACCAGCAAAATCAATCATAGACGAATCTTAATAAGTTTATAGTTGACGTAGGCAAGGAAGAAATCAACAACTGCCCAGATGTATCTGCCCTCAGCAAGGGCATCAATACCAGCAAAGCTCAACCATCCAATGATAAACCAAGTAATTTGATCTTGGTTATGAATATACCAATTACGAAATGAATTCCACATAAAACACCTTTCTAATAATGTCTTATTATACAGGAGTTATATCGAATTGTCAATCAACTCTACTACTTGTTTTGCCGTTGCAGGACTCAAAGTCCAACCCAAATGTCCGTGTCCTGCATGATAGAAAATGTTGCTGATCTTTTTACTTTGTCGTATAACTGGCATCATATTTGGAGTCATTGGACGTAAACAGGCCCATTGTGTATAATCACGGGTGTCAATTTTAGGAAAGTTTGTATGTACCCAATCTAACAATGGCTGGATACGATCTCTGCGAATGTCATAGTTTTCACCTGTTAATTCAGCAGTACCTGCAACACGGAAACGGTTACCCAATGTACTGGTAACAATCTTTGCCTGATCATCTAATAAACTTACTGTAGGCAAATATTTTTTATCAACATTATTGATTGTAATGCTGTATCCTTTAACTGGATAAATGCCCAAGCTATCACCTATACTATTAGCTAACTGTTCAGAACCTACTCCTGCCGCAACTACCACTGCGTCATATTCATTTGAAATAAATTCGAGCGTTGCAGGTTTACAGTTATAATAGAATATAACACCGTATTTCTTTTCTAATACATTTGATAATTTATAACAGAATTTGTGTATATCGCCAGTCCAATCATGCCATGTCCATGCACCGCCTACAATATCTTTAACATCAACAAGTGTTTTATCTAATGCCTTGGTCTGCATTGGACCTAGTATATCCCACGCTACACCATTACTTTGATAGATAGATTGTGCTTGTTTAGCATGTTCAAAGTATGTATGATCTTTGTAAAAATGTAGGATTCCGCTAGGACTTTGGTCGTATGATAACCCTTCTTCGATGCCCATTTCTTTATAAAGTTTACTGGCTTCTAAACCTAAACGAATAGTTTCTTTAGTGTTATTTTCGTAAGCACCGGTTGCAGTGTAATACAAAAACTTAGCCATCCACTTCCATTGTGCCCAATCTAGTCGGGGACGGATTAGCAGTGGTGCATCTTTTTTGAACATCCACTTGATGCCCTTCTTGACATTTCCCCAAGTGGTCCATACCTCGCTATTGCTAACAGAGACCTGCCCGCCATTGGCAAAGCTAGTCTTCATTGCAGGATAGCGTTCTGCTTCGTATACAGAAACGCTATATCCTTTCCGAGCAAGATAGTAAGCAGTAGTAAGTCCGGCAATACCTGCACCGATAACTGCTACTTTTTTGTTCATGCAAACAGATCCTCGTTCCACTCTCTATGGCCTTCTCGGAAAGCCATGTTGCTCTGTGTTTCACGCACTTCTACGCGATAACACCAAAGGCGTTTGCTTTCTGCATCGCCCCACATGTCCGGAATGTAAACTCCGTTGACATACTTGTACAGCATATCGCTCAGTGCTTCACAGCCTAATGCTGGAAGGATAGTAAGTTTAGCCAACTTACGGCGTTCCATTTCTTTGTAGAATTCAAGTTCTGGATCATCAGCGGCCACTAGGGTTGTATGATCAAATTGATCCTCTAAGATTTTTTTAAGTTCTTTTAGACCACCGTAGTCAGCCGCCCAATTACGAACGTCTAAGTCGTTGGTCCCAAAATAGAACTTCATTGAAAAACTGTAACCGTGATTCATGTTACAGTGACTATCAGCACGCCATTGGCGATACGCACACGGGAAGGCGTCGTGATATTCTTTTGTTGATGTGTACTTATATTGTACGGGTTGTAGATTTGCCATCTCTAGTCTCCTTTGTAAGGTAGCAAGTTTGACGACATGCAGAATTTATAAAGCGGGGTGAAAGTCGTTAAAGACCGCTAGTAACTATTATATAGGCAGATATTTATTCTGTCAAGTAGTTAGGCTCTAATTTCACCAAAATTCTTCCAAGTGCCCGGAGTGCCAGTTCTGACACAAACCCACCCAATAAAACCCTGAGGTAGAGGATTGTCATTCCACACAATGTCACCTTGTTGATAAGCACCTTGTGTTGGCGGCTCAACTCCACGCATCTGTAGCTTGCCCCCAATTCGAACGTTGCCACCAACTTCAAATGCTTCAGTTGGATTCTTTACGTTAATAGCCAGCTTACCGTATGCACGAATAACTGTGCTGTCGCGGAGCTCATGTCCAAATGTAATATGTCCCTGTTCGTCAACACTTACTCGAACTTGATCATCTGTAATAATATCCAGTGCTTTGGTATTCAAAGTACCAATACGACCACGACCACGATCGTCTGAGTCAATTACTACTTCAACATTATTTGGATAATCGTAAACTGTAAACAATGCAGTAGGAGCATCTTGTCCTAAGCTAAATCTATTAGCAACTGGATTGTAAAAAACAAAGTCGTTGAAGTTTACAGCACCACTTACATTTAGGTCACGGAGTGTTCCTACAGTTTTTAAACTGGAATTAACAATGCCACTACCTAAACTTTCGCTTGTTAGTACACTGCTACCGCCAATAAGATAGTTTCTGCCTTTGGCAATTTCAATGCTTTCTGTACTAAAGAATCGATCAGGCCCAGCCATTAATACCAATTGTTTATTATAAGGAGCACCTGGCCATAACAATCCTGTGCCTACGTTTGTACCACTTTCTCCGTGTGCAAACTCTAGGTATTGCTTTTCATAAATCTGATTAGTGATAATTTCTGTAGTACGAACAAATCCTGCATCTAATACACCGTAGATTTTAACATCCCCTCGGAATGTAGTGTTACCTTCGATATTCTTTACATTCAGCGTCTGTACTGTGATTTTATCATCTTCTACAACTAATGTCTGTTTTGTAGCAAGATCTTTAATACCTGTGCTACCAAAATTGGTAATTGTACCGCCGTCGATAACATCGCCGCTAAAATCGTTCTCTACGATTAGTAAGCTACCGCGTGGAATATTTTCTAGATTACCTGCATCAAATGTCTTTACCATGGTGTTGTTCCGTAAATGTGAGAAGCCCCTAAGTGCTTTTGTGTATTTAGCACATAGGGGCTCTACAGTTTAGGAACGATTATACGGGTCTATTTTCCACTACTTGATCAGCAAGACCGTGCTGTACAGCCTCTGCGGCACTTAAAAATGTGTCAAACTTCATTGTTTCGAACATTTCTTCGTATGTTTTGCCAGCAGTATTGTGCTTAACGTACAGTTGAGTCAGGCGTTCATTTACTCGTTTAGATTCTTCAAAGCTACGTTTTGCATCTTCAAATTGCAGATCTTGTACGTGTACTGATCCGCTTGTGCCCCGTGTTCCTGAACTAACACGATGGATCATTGTGCGAGACTCCGGAAGTACGAATCGTTTACCCTTGGCACCTGCTTGTGCAAGGAACGACCCCATAGAGCAGGCTTGCCCCATAACATAAGTGCAGACATCCGGTTTGATAAACTGCATAACATCATAAATGCTAAGTCCAGCAGTAACTACTCCGCCTGGACTATTAATATAAAAATGAATGTCTTTGCTAGCATCTTGACTTTCAAGGTGAAGCATTTGTGCCACGATAAGATTGGCACTGTGGTCGTCAACTGGACCATTTAAGAAAACAATTCGTTCGTTTAGCAGTCGACTAAAAATGTCAAATGCACGTTCTCCTGAACTTGTCTTTTCGATTACCATTGGTACTAGCATAATTTTTCCTTTGTTTATTGTAGCACAGTTTAAAAAATAACTCTATCTTTCATTGCTCGGTCTGAATAAATTTGTAGACCTTTTTCACGAATTAGGTCAGCACAGAATTGCGGTTCAGCTTCCCATTTAGCTCTCCAGAACTGTTCGTCAAGTTCTTTGCTACAATCAATAGCGTAAATTTCATAATGACGTTGCGAGTTAAATCTTGCCCGCATTGTTAGATTACTAATTATATTGTTTAATGGGTTATGTTCTTTTTTACGCTCGGCTAGGATGTTAATGAGATTTCTTTTATCCATATCCTCGTATTGAGTAATAGGAACAATAGCTTCTACACCGTTACAGTCCCAGCTGAATATAAATGCATTAGTTGTCATTTTGAAAGATGCTTATCTAAAAATTCTTTTGTTCGGTTTCTTGAAAGGCGATCTGCTTCTGAATTGTACTCCATGTAGTATCCATATGCAACTCTTGATGGGAATTGCATATCAAATGCGTGGGTAGCATTTTTATACATGTGTAGGTCATATTTCTCTATGTTAGTACACCACTCCGGAGGAGTCCATGTGTCTTTGTCCCCGAAATGAATTTGAACAGGAAACTGAGGCTTAGTCCAGTCCCTACCTATGAAATTGTACCTCTTGGACCAGCAACTTGGATAGTATGCTACTGCCGCATCTACTCCTCCGACCCTATCGTTATTTGCTAGATTTAACACAGTGCTTCCTCCGTGACTAAATCCTATCACTGCTATCTTTCCTGTATGCCACGGTTGTTGTTTAATATAATCAACTAACTTACCAATGTCATAAGATCTTAATTCTGGATTAACAGCAGAGCTTCGATTGTTGCAGAGATTAGTAAACCCTCTTGGCAAAAAAGAGTCTACCATAACACCGTTATATCCCCAGCGACTAACCTGTACTAGCCATTCCTTATAGGAATGATTTTGGGTACCGTCGCACCCGTGTGCAATAATAACGGTAGGCCTAGGCGTATGTTTTACTTCTTTAAAAAGATACTTCTCTTCAATGTTAACTCCGTTAGTATAATAATTTGTATCCTTTGTTGGATAAAACGGTTCTGTGGTACTGCAACCAGTTATAAACAAAGTGAAGCATATTGTTAAGATAGTCTTTTTCATTCAGCTCTTTCTAAATTATTTGAACACCTTCAAAATCATAATATCTACATTCATGCGTCCGTTCATAATAGTCTCTGTGGCTTTAATTTTACCAAACCAATCTGTAACCCGCTTCTGCGTGTTTTGTTCCTTAAACTCACGCAACTGGTCTGCTGGCTTACGTAGAGTTTTCTGGAAACTCTTTTCAGTAAAGTCAATAATACTAGTACCCTTGACGCTCAATCCTGAAGATGTCTTAGCAATATAAATGCCAATTTTTCGAGTCTTGCTATTGTAAATGACAGCGGCTTGGGCCCCAATCAATCCTGCGGCTGGAACTGACACTGCACCAAGTTTATCATCAATAGTTTTAAACTTTAGCTTGGCCACTAATTCTTCTGCTGGTTTGACTTTCTTAGCACGTGGCTTCTTCAAGATTTTCTGTTCTGCGGCAATCTGCTCACATGCAGCCATAATCATTTCGTAGAACTCAATCAGCTTACGAACATTCTTTCGACTGTTGTGCTTGTACGCTTCACGCAACTGTTCATCGGCGTTACCACTAGCTAGTTCAGCTAACTCGTCAAAGTTACGCTGGAAGTATTGTTTAATGAATCGCGAATGTGCAGCCTTGGCACCTTTGCCTCGCAACAGATTGACAATCTTAATATCTTTAGGGTTGAATGCCTCTGGATCTAAAATCCAGCTGTCAATTGCGATATCAAGTTCTTCGGTCATAGCACCTGCGGCTTCACGCATACGATCTTGAATAGTAGGTTGTACTACTGTGGTTTTCACTGTCTTTACTTCGCCGTCGTCTTCAACTTCGTCATCTTGACCTTGTTCAATTACCTTGGCAATCTCGTTCCGCAACCATTGTGCAGTATCTCGGCCTTGATTAAAGCCCTCGTGAACTTCTGGCATTCCGCGAAGCAGGCAAGCGGCAACGGCACCCATAGTCATACCACAACGGCTGTCCTTAGTGTCTTTAAATGCTTTAATGTCTGATTTGTCGTATCCGTTTGCGGCCATCCAGTTAATAACCAAAGGCTTAAGATCCTTATTGGACTTTTCCAAACGGTAGTAGGCCATAGCACCACGGAAGTGGCGATTGAATTGTTCCCCAGTCAGACCTTCAGTATTGTCCCACTTTGGACTATAATCACGTTTGGCATTCTCACGAATGCTTTGGCTAGTGACTTTTTCTTTTTTAACTTTGGGTTTAATCTTAATGCCTGCGACTGTAGCCATTTTGTGCTCCTTGCTGTTTCAGTATAGTTATATTATACAGCCAGAACGGCTGTAAGTCAAGAGGTGGTAATACCAGTTTTATCCAAAAACTCCGAATATTTCAACAGAAACATTGTGCGTTTTGGCTCGTTGTAAAAATCCAAATGTATAGATTCTTTGAGGTACTTATGTCCAAAATCCGAATCTAACTTCCATACTGCGTGTCTCCTAACAGTAAATCCTAAAAAAGACTTCATCTTATCTCGAATAAGCATTACACTAGGAGGGGTATCTTTAGTCAGTTGGGTGTGCAGTTTGGCCCATTGTTCCAAATTTAATACAATTGGTTTGCTCATCAAAATTCATCATTTTGGTCCACGACTATCCAACCAAGTCGTTTTAGGTCTTCTCGAATCTCATCAGTGACTACTGATTCGGGTACATATCCATTGGGAAACTTAATGTTCAATTCTGGGTCATAATTATTGTCATTGCGGATACCTGAACAGTACCAATCAATGTAGTCGCCTTCTTGACGCATGTCTGCAATAATTCCACCCGCACTACGCCACGAGGCACTCCAAGTTTTATTAGACAAGATAGGAATAACTGCTAACTTTTGGAAATCATTGTTACAGATTGCGGCATAAAGATTTTGAGCATAGGATTCGCTAACACGAACTTTTTCCAAAATCCAATCAGTGGACACTAGATCATACTCCATATTGTCAACCATAGATTCAGGAGTTTGCCATTTTTTATCAGCAGCCTCTAAAATCTTTTGAAACATGTCTAAGTAGTCTTGACTAGGTTCTTCGCCTTTTTCTTTCATGCGTTCGACATATCCTTCTTTTTGAAAGGTATGTCGGTCTGGACTTTTACTAGGCTTCATACAGTTACTCGTTTTGTATTTGAACGAATTTTACGGCATTCTTCTTTAACTGCGATCGGATAATCGGGATGGAACTCTGCAATATCACAGTTGTAATAATGCACTCTAGGCAACCCATTATTGACTAACATCAATATAGGAATGCTTAGAACTATTGCAATAATTATTATTCTTAGGATCATGTCCAAAGACTATTACGTACTTTGATCAGACGAATCATCATTGCTTCATCTTCTTTTTCATAAGCTGCTTCAATCTTTTGAAGTAGCTTGTGGGCTTTGTTGCTGGCTTTCTGATCTGCAGGATCTTTCGAGTTTAGACTAGACATGAAGCTACCCGGATACTTGACACGCATAGCTTCGCAGTGAGCCGTCCAGCCGCTTGCGTCATATGGATCAGGACGATTGCGATAAGTGTCAGTCCACCATACATACAGCTCTTTGAGTTCTTTAGCGTTAACGGCTTGCAGAGTGGGCTTGTTGTAATCTGGATGATCTGGCTCGCACCACTCTGAATTAGTCAATGTCATTTCCCAGTCAAGATGATCTAGCCCAGCTTGCGGGCTACGCCATACACGCCAGCGAAACCAACCGCTTGCCCAGAATGGAGGATTATATTTTGCACGGGTTTCTTTATCGCCCCAAGCAATATGACTCCATGCTTTTTCTATTTCAATAAAATCAACCAGCTCATTGAATAGGCAAGGCAAAAAGCGGTTCCCCACGTCCTGCCACTGGCCAGGCTTAATATCCCGGGAATGAGCGGTAAGACTATGAGTGCGACTAACCCAACGGTTGTTAATGTAATATTTGATAGCATGTAGTTTATCCGTAGGCCAATAGACAATCTTTTGAGCAATATCCAATCCTTCTTCCGCTAGCCAATATCGGAAGTTGTGCTTCATTTGTGCAGTAGTGGTCCATTCGTCCCACTCTTCTGCTGTGCCAGCTTTGAGCTTGGCTGTGCCGCGAATCCAGTCGGCAAATTTTGAGCAAGTCCAATAGTGATTACGCATTTACTTTTCCAAACTTTAAATAAAATTCTGATAGTTTTTTCTTTTCTAACTCAGCTATTATAGCATATTCGTAGCCCATTGTCAAGTGGCTATGGTTCCTATGCCATTCAGGTTTATCCACAGAATTTTTCATGACATATTGTCCAGCTTCGGTGTTTTCCCATTCCCATAGTGGTTGGGCGGCATATAGGTCTGGGTCGTCAACATCGCCCATTCGAAACCGATGAACTACAACTTTGTGGATTTCTTCCACACGGTCAACACCATTTTCTTCAATAACTCGACATCTTATTGACATGACCATTTGAGATTAAAAATTGTAAGGAACTTATCTGCATCGGCACGTTTCCAAAACTTCCATTCCTGATAGCTTAGTCGATTGACCATTTTCCAATCTTTTAACTGCTCAGCAGACCAATCGCATCTGCTATCAAGATTTCCGTAGTCGGCAGTATAGTACAGGTACTGTTCGTCTTCAGAGACGTGCTCCCAATCTTCTTCAATGCGTATTCTCCATGCTAGATTTACTTTTCTAAGAACTACTCGAATCTTAGGTGCATGTTCCGACATATACTTAAGGTCTTGATACTTAGGTTCTAATTGTTCGAGGACACCAATCCAGGGATCACTGTTCATTATTATTTTTTCTTTTTAAAGTATCTACGCTTAGGTTTGTCTGTTTTTAAATTTAAAGGCTCGTGTGCAGTGTCTTTTAAACTCTTATCAAGTGCCGCATGAATTTCTTCAACTGAAGGACCTTCGTCGTATCCTGCAAGTTCTTCGTTAATTTCTTTAGCAATTTCTTCGAGAGGATTTGGACCATCTACTGGCATCTTAATGCCTACTTTATTTAAGTATCGTTGATTCTTTAGGATGTCAGTTTTAATGTTCCTAAACAAATTAATAGGTCCTTTAGCATCAGGACTGATTTGATCATAATCTCTAACTTCGTAAACGTCGTCAATGCCTGTTTTAATTTCGATAATATACAGTTCTCGATCTGAACTGTGTCCTTCTTTTAAGTGAGCTAGATCAACGATTTCTACCACTCTGCCTTCTACAAGTCTGCGTTCACCTAAATGAATCCAAACTTTGTCTTTGATGTTATATTCTTTTTTCATACTATTAGTACTGCTACAATTACTAGATAAACTAGTTGGTGGGCCATTTGATCAAGTCCTAGATGATTCCAGAACTGAGGAGTGGTGATGTCTCTATTACCTTTATTCATTTTGGTCCAATCAATATGATAATGCAATACGAAATCAATAAATCCTAGTAAGACTGCCCAGCTTACTGGAGTGAATAAGAACAAGATAGCCGCAGTAGCAATTCCGTGTTTAAGGCTGTGCTTAATGCCCAGCCAATTAAGATAAATGCCTTTGTGTTTTACTTCTTCGTCTGTTTGATTAACAAAGTCAATATACCAATGTTTAATCTGAAACAATGCCAATATGATTAATATTTCGATCATGGATTACTCACTAGTTCTTTGTAAAGAGTCGATCGGTACCATTGTAGTGCATCTTTTACAATAGTTTTACAATCGCTTGATTTTGGTTCCCAACCTAACACTGCTTTTGCTTTTGATATATCTGCATAGTTCATTGGTATATCGCCCGGTCTACGAGCACCGATGCTGAATTGTATACCTTGCCCTACTTGCAATTGATATTCTGCAAATACCTGCAACACACTCTTTCCTGAGCCAGCACCAATATTAAATGCATTAGTAACGCCACCAGCTTCTAAGTATTGAAGTGCTTTGACGTGTGCATCTGCAATATCCCAAATATGTGTAAAGTCACGAACAGCAGTACCATCTGGCGTAGGATAGTCATTGCCGTTGAATCTAAACTCAACAGCTTTACCGTCTATTACATTTTGAATACTAGGGATAAGATGTGATGGCTTAGGACGATACTCTCCAATAGCACCATCGGGTGCCGCACCACTTGCGTTAAAATATCTCAAACTGACTGAACGAATATTATGTGCAACACTAACATCACGCAACATACATTCTACTGCCCACTTGCTAGCACCGTAGCTAGTAACAGGAGTTTTAGGATGATTCTCGGTAGTAGGTAATTTTGAAATATCTACTTCACCGTACACTGAGCTAGTAGAACTAAAGATAACTTTGTCTACACCGTATTTGGCACATGCTTCTAATAGTGTTGCAGAACCGCCTACATTATTTTGATAGTAGCGAAGAGGGTCAGTGACACTAGCACCTACTTCGCTACTTGCCGCAAGATGGATCACTGCATCAAATTTGTATTTTTCAAAAAGCAGAACTAAAGACCATTTGTTGTTTATGTCGCCACAAATTGCAGGCCAGTAGGGACTTGCCCACGGCCTTGCTTTTGCCTGCATGTCAAATACAACAGGAAAATACCCGTGTTCGAAAAGCATTTTTGCGACATGACTACCTACGTAGCCACTACCGCCAGTGACTAATATATGTTTCACTTTACGTTAGCTACCTTAGTTTCTAACAATTCTTTGATGAATTTCAAAGCCTTGCGGTCAGTATCGTATACGAACTCTTTTTCGTTGTTCTCGTCATCTCTGATTAGAATAACAATACCGTTCTCGACTTTTCTCAATTCAATACTTTCGAACATGGTGATCTTTCTTTATTTTGGAACACTTAAATTATAGTTAAAGTGGAAGATACCGATATGGCTAACTTCCTTACTCAACTCCTGATCGCACCAAACTTCATAACCTGCCTTCTGTGCTTGTTGACAGAAATAGATATCTTCACCAATCTCAAGATTGAGTTCAGGAATATATTCTTGCAGGTAGTGAGGTTGGGGGATTTTTTCATAAACTGAACGATGTACTAACACACAGCCATGTGGTAAGACATCGATCAATTCCATTGGAGGGCTGTCATCTCTAGTTTCGAATTCACGGAACTGTCCATTAGACCCTAGCATACCTGTAAAGTTAGCATTAGGGAAACGGCGTCGACGATAGTTTACTCCAACAATCGGTTTGTTTCTTTTGAGCAATCGAATAGGTGCATCAATAGGGAACTTCATATCTGAGTCAACCCACCAAATATAGTCGAAGTCGCTTTTGAGAAAGATATCAGTTAAGTTGCGGCGAGCAATAGTAATAACTGAACCAATGTTGAATGCACAGTTAATCTTAATTCCGTTGGCAACAAGATTAGCTGCCGCCATTGCTAAGTGCTGTGCAAATTCAGCATTGACCATTTCCATTGCTGGAACAGCGATCATAATGCTAGGTGCTCTACCTTGTTGTGCCGGTGCAGCCGCAGGTGCTGCCTGTGCCGGCTTAACATTGAACTTGGGTTTGTTTTTCATGGGATCCTTTGTTTTATTCTTTTAATTATCTAAGATCAAGCACCTGCTATTACGTTCTTGATTATCGACGTGCTTGATCTAAAACTTCAGTAGCAGTTTGATCTAGCGTTTTGCCGCCAACCCTACCTTCAAGTTTTACCTGCTTGTTTTGATCATAAGTAGCTGCCATGGCCTTAACATCTTGTTGACTAATTTTTAGCATAACAAATACTCTGAAGTTATTTGCTTCTGGATTAAAGATGACCATCTTCTTTTCAACGCCGTAAGTACGTACTACACTTTCGGCGATCAAATTTACAATTA